AGTGTATTGAGGAGATGTCGTTCTCTGTATGTAAATTTGTAGAGGCTTGCCCTGAGTGAGCTTATTCGGGATGTTCTGAAAGGTGGAGGGGCTTACCCTAACAAGGCTTGTATCTGCCTGTGTGTTTGTATCGCCCGCATTTGTCCGAATGTGATGCTCAAGGAAATCAATGGTGCCAGCGGGAAACGGATAAGTGGATGTTCCAGCGGTGAGGGCTTGGGTCCCCTCCTCAATGGTCCACAGATTGAGTCCACGGTTTATCCACTCCAAAGACATAAGATCAAGACTACGACGAGCCGTCTTGAGATCGTATCCTCCACGCATCTCAAGACCGGCCCGTTCATAAGCCTCCTCGCAGATATCAATGATATCCAGAGTAAAATCTGATGTCCCGCTAGTCGCCATTTAGTTACTTCTTCTTCCTTGTCTTGCTGCCGCCGCGCATCATCATTTTCTTTTTAGTGCCACCGCGCATCATCATTTTTTTCTTGGTGCCACCGCGCATCATCATTTTCTTTTTACCGTTTCCGTTTTTACGACCCATTGCCATAACTTAATCTCCTTCTATCTAAGACCAGAGTTTCATAAAGATGATCTGCAAAATGATTATAATACCCAATCTCCTCAAGCGCTAGACTTGCTTTGTTTAATGTGCTCAAGGGCTGGATGAAGACCATCATGTAATCTTCGTCTAAATCAGACTCCCAATCATTGTCCGTTAAAAAAGCCTCGCTCTCCTCTGACGGCGGAAAATCTGGGTGAAATAACATAAGATAGATGTCAGTGGAAAAGTTCTCTTTATTCCATATCTGAACCCATCTATCCCAAAGATCGACCCTGCTCAGGTTAAAATTAACCCAAATAGCCATGTCAAAAGATTTTGGATCAAAATCTCTTATAGCGGCTTTTAGATCAACAGGACCTTCACCAACCCAGACATCGACTCGTTTACCTTTCCAAGCGCTCTCAGCGTAAGGGCAAGCCTTTAACCCAGACAGGTGAGGGTTTGGAAGATCAAGAACTTCACGAGACCAACTTCTCAAGTCTTCAAAGACGGGCTGATGCCTTGTGTTCATTTCTTTTTTTTCTTTGTTGCCTTTTTGCGCTTGCTAAGTTTTTTAAGATCAGCGCCGGTAATTTTATTCCTCGGAGGAGCAACCTTAGCGAGTTTCTTTTGCTTTGGCGTGTACTTAGAGAACGGCATCTTCCTGTTACCTTTCATTTGGCTTCGCATCTGAGAACGAGAAACAGGCATGACTATCTGTGCTTTCTAGTTTTCTTAGCAATCTTTTTAGGCTGCTTCACGTACTGCTTGCCCTTTTTCATGCCTCGACGCTTTGCTGCTGAAGTCCTTCTGTACTCTTCAGGACTTAAAGATTTTATCGCTGAAGTCGGTAAATATCTTTCTCCGGTAGCCTTAGAGCCTTGAGTGGAAGGCTTACCAGACTTTGTCCTCCACTTCTGTTTAGTCCAACTACTAAGGCTCTTCTGAGACTTTTTCTTAGCCATCAGTCTCGGTACCCACCACCAGCTTTCTTATAGCGTTGCGCCAACATTTGAGCTTTGCGGGCAGACCACTGACCCGGCTTGCCGCCCTTGCCACCGGCTTTGATAGAATTAAAAAGACGCTTTCGCATAGCTGGCTTCGTGTAGTTACCAGCCTCGTTAACGCGGCTTTTCGTCTTCTTTTTTGCTCGGGTTTTTTTAACTGCCATGTCTAATCAACACTTCCAGCGCTTGCGGGCTTGACGCAAACGACTATTAGGGTTTTTGGCTGCTTTAGGAAACTTCTTCATTTGCCCAGCGGAACGAGCGCAAACAGATTTGCGTCTCTTCGCGGCTTTGCTGCCCGGTTTGACCTTTCCTGTGACAGCAGTCTTTAGCTTGCTGCCGGGGTTCTGCCGACGATATTTAGCAACGCCCTTCTTGGTCATCCCGGCACCAGACTTCGTGGGCCGCTTATGACCACCCTTGATGGTCATGCCCTTCATTCCAGTACTGCGCCGTTTCTTTGGTTTAGAAGCCATAGCCCCTACCCCTAAGCGTAATACTTAACTGCCCGGATGACGATTTCATATGCGTCCCCAGATGCTTCCGTCCCTAATGTAGAAAGGAGAATGTCTCCGGTAGCATTTGTCCCGTACATCTTCAGGCCGCCTATATTGCTGAAATCTTGATAATTCCAACCAACCCCAGCGTTAAAGGCAACGACATCCGTATCGGCGTCGTACCAAAGCTGAACTCCGTCAAAGCCGTGGACTTGCGCCCATATCTCTTGAATGCGTACCTCGTTACAAGCCGCTCCAGTTGCGCTTGAATTTAACGCTGACACATCAATCTTTGTTACTTTGCTCTCACCAGTAGAGTCAGAAAGGTTTGTTAACTGAACAACAAGTTGACGCTCTCCGTCCTCTATGGTGGTTACATTTACTGCATCCGCCATATCAATCTCCCAAAGGTGGGGAGGGGCGAACCCCTCCCAGTCCTTAAATTACCGTTCGACTGCACAAATAATGAAGTCAAGGGTCATGGTTTTTGCTGCGGCTGCACCATTCTGAATGCCGAATGCGATGGTCAATTCTTCATCGTCAGGGACATTCGTAAGAGTGGTTTGTTCTCCAACTTTCGCATCGTCCATAAAGATACTGAACGAGCCAGAGCCTGAATTGCCACTTGGTTCGTAAGCAAATGCAACGGTAATGAACGTGTCATCAACAAGAGTGCCAATCGCAGTGTTTGAAGTGGCGGAGTTGTTCTTCTCAATGTGGAAATCGATGTTGGCATCGCCATCATCTTTTTGAAAGAAGATTCCGTCAGTCGTATCAAGCGGCGTGGTGTCAGTGATCGTGAGACCCATAACAACGTCAGACTGGGTAGCGTCATTCACTTTGAACTTCGCCTTAAAGAACATGCGCTTCGTGGAAACGAACTTAAACGCCTCGCCTTTCAAATTAAAGAAATCGAGATCGTTATCGCCAGCCGCGTTTGTGATAAGAAGAGCACCACCGGCTTGTGAAGTGAGAGCTTCAGTCGCACTTCCGGTACCAGCTTCAGTGGTTGTAATAGTCCACTCATCAGCATGATACGTGAAGAAGTCATTCACATACGAATAAAACTTAAAGGGATCGAGATACGGATAGTCGTAGAGGGGATTGCCAACCGTCTGGTTGGAAACGCCGTTTGTAAAATGAGTAGTCGCCATAACAGTTCCTCCTTAGAACCAACGCCGAAGCGCCATCATGGACAAAATAAAGGGGGGAGAGATCATTCTCTCCCCCCCACGATTAGGATGCTCCGGGAGAACCGAAGATACCCAAGGGATCGGAAACACCGAAAGAATAACGCTCACGCGCTTTGTAGCGCACGTTACCCGTCTGGAAGTCTCCGTCCATACCAGTCGTCATCGGAGCACGTTCAAAGTGCTTCATTCCGTTCGGCACATCAGTGCAGAGGAACCAAGCATTGGTGTCCGTGAGATAGTGGTTAACAGAATAACCCTCAGGGATCGTTCCGTTGTTGCGGATCGCGTTGACATCATTGTCCGCAGTACCAACCCGCTGATCTGTTTCCAGAATGCGAGTAGCAACGAACATGAGGTCAGGCGGCACAACCAGCTTACGCGGACGAGCCGCAATAAGCAGACCACGTTGGTCTGTCCACTTAGCAATCTGAATAACAGAAGCCTCAAGGGAGGTCTCGTTAAGGTCAGAAGCTGTTGCTGGACGGTTAGAGTTGGTGCCTCCACTCACAAGCGGGTGAGCAGTGCTGAACAACGTAACTCCATCACCAGACTGGTAGGTGTTGAATCCGTCATTCAAAGGCGCGGCAGCCTTTACCTGCTTGGTGTAAGCCATTGCCCGTGCGAGAGCTTTGGTATAACGAGCAGAAAGTGAGTCATAGAGGTTATCCTCAATGGCTTCTTCCGTGATCGAAAAGCCCATCGCAATGGTTTCATGGTTATACCTAGCCGTAAACGACTCCTGTGCGACATCATACGAGATCGAAGCACCCTCGTTTTTAACAGGGGCAGCGTCGAAGCCGGAAAGTGCGACCTCTTCCTCGAAGCTACGATCCGAAGACTCGGTGTCATAGACTTCAGTATGCTCGTCCTCGTATTTTGCGTACTCCAGACCGAAAAGAGCGTTAAGCCCCGGCAGGAGTTCTTTAAGCATTTGTGCTCTTGAAATAGCCATAGCTTAGATTCCTGTCGTGTCTTGGTACTGGTGAGACGCACAGCTATCGCCGGTCGCATCACCACCCGAGTTGAACTTACAAATGACATCCGTAAAGGCGTCACCAACGGAAGAGTTCGGACCATCGACAAAATCGATGATACGGACTGGAAGAGTTTTAGTGACCGCGATACTGCCGCCGTCAATAGCATTCCTACTCGTTCCAATCGCAGTCGAGCCAGCAGTCTGTACGACAGCAACATTATTGCCGAGTCCAGTCTGAGCAATCGCCTCATCAGCCTGAGCCTGAAATACGACATTCGGATCATCACAGACATAAGCCATGATGTCATCAGCCACAGTATTAGCAGGATAGTGCTGTGCAAAGGTGAGTTGGCTCGTGCTGGGGT